CTGCATTACCAGTTCCATATCCGGCAGCGGGTATCGGTCCCTGGGGAAAGCGACTATATGAGAGAAATGGAGGAGAATCATGCCGGTATCAAAAAGCAGAAATAAAACGGCTGTGGAAAAGGATACACAGCCGGTAAGAAGGTATGCAACAGAAAAGCTTTTAAAGAGCAGCCATCTGAAGGAATATCAGCCGGATTTTGCCAGGGTGATCCTTACAGAGCCGGAATACAGCGTGGAGGAGGCAAGGGCAGCTCTGGATGCTGTATTGGGGCGCGGGAATGCTGGTCACGGAAAAAAACAGTTGTAAAGACTTCTGGCTCTGGTATAATGAAACCATCAGATACGAAAGAGGTTGCCGACGTGCATGTAGTGGGAAAAATAGATCAGGAAATATATCAATGCATTACGAATGACATCGTGACAGATGAGGTGATTATTACGGATGAGAGGATTGAGCATATCAAAGAACGTCATCCAAACGACTATGAGCGGTTTTGTTCGTATATTCCGGAAATGATTTCAAATCCAGATTATATTATTGAAGCGAATAAACCAAATACAGGAGTTATACTGAAAGAAATTGAAGAACACGGCGAAAAATTCAAATTGGTTCTTCGTATTAAAGTCCAGG